GAAATAGGCAGACTTGATGAGCGCATGAAAAAAGATAGAACCGCAAAGAGCAAGGCGCCAAAACCATCTAGCAAAACTCATGGTGATGCACTTCCTCGCAATTCTCCTCGTAGCGTTGATGACAGGATTGCAGATTATGCTGAAAAGAGGCTGCGCCGGAGTTGACTATAAGCACACAAATAGTCTAATATTGCAGCTGATGAGTGAAGCAACTGGATCCCGTCACCAGAATAAAATCGGCGTGTAAAATAGCTGACCGCCCAGCAATGTAAAGAATAGGCGCCCATATCGGGCAATTAATCATGCATTGTTGGGAGAAAATACGATGCCAGCTAATAATTTAAAATCAACTGATTATATCTTGGATGAGTGGCTAGTCCGCTTTGTCAACTATTTAAACTTTGCTAAAGTCGCCTACAGAAAACTAGAAGGCGAGTTCAAAGACTTACGTTTTGCAACAGGTCAAACTCTAAACTATCGCAAAGAAGAAAGATATCTTTCGAAGCGTGGCGCAACCGCTAGCCCGCAAGCTCGAATCCAAACTATTAATCCTTTAACTATTGATACTCAATTCCACACTATGGTGTCATTTTCTGGTATGGAATTAACGTTTGACAGAGTAACTGACGCTCCTTATCTGGACGAGATGCTTAATCCTCGTGCTAAAACTATGGCAAATGACGTTGAAAAGTTTATTGCAACTGAACATTTGCAAAAGAAAGTAGGCCAGGCCACTGGTACTCCTGGGGTTCCTATTGACTTTAGGACTGTTGCTGATACTGACGCGTATATGAGCGCTTTGGCTATCCCGGAAGATGGCGACAGATATTTTGCTAACGATCCATTTGTATCTGCTGCACTATCTGACAACCTGAAAAACGTCTTTAATATGACAGTAAACCGCGGTGCATTGCTAGATGGCTTCATCGGTCACTTATCTGGCTTTGACTTCTTTAAAACTAACTTCTTGCAACGTCAAATAGCTGGCGCTGGTGAAGATGGCGGCTCTCCTCCAACTGGCTTTAAGCTGGGTGGCATAGTTGTTAATCCTGTTTCCAGTGGTAATACTTTGGAGCTATCTGGATTAGTAGCCAACGAAATAGTATTTAGAGAAGGCGACAGCATTGAGATTGATGACGCTGCTGGCGTATTCATGGTTAATCCATTAATACAAGACTCTCATTTACAGCAACGTGCGCAATTTTCTGTAGCTGCTGATGTAACATCAGATAGCGCTGGCTTTGCTACTGTTCCGGTAGTAACAGAGATAATCGTGAGTGGTGCTCGTCGTAACATTAGCGCGACTATCCCAGCTGGCGCTCAAGTGTTGCTGGCTAAAGATCACAATGTCTCCATTGCATTCCACAAACAAGCTATTGTGTTTGCAGCTCCAGCTATTAAAGAGCTTGTGGGCGGCGTTGAAGCTACTACTTCTTACAGTGAAAAATATAAAATGGCAATTACTCATACATTGGGTGCTGACATTTATAACTATAAGCAGCTAGATAGATTAGATATGCTTGGCGGCGTTGCTATTAACCCTGAGTTCGCAGTTCGTGTCCGCTCTTAAAGACAAAAGCCCCTCTGAACACGAGGGGCAATTCCTTTATCGTGGCAAATGGGTTGATAAAAAGCATTTTCGCGCATTCGTGTACGGGGATGATGTTAGCACTGTAGCAAATAGTTACGAACATTACGTGGAATTGATTGCTACCGGTTTATGGTTTGATGAGCCAATGAAAAAAGAGGTGAAAAATGCCAAGCCAAGACGTAAGCGGGTTCGTAAATGATGCTTATCAGTTAATTAGCGCAAGTAGCCCTACTGTTCCACTTAAAGGCAATGACCTATCCAAAGGTATCCAGTTCTTAAACGAACTTTTAGAATACTATAGCGCTACTGGTGAAATGCTAACAGTAGCTCGCACTGTTGAGCATGTGATTACGCAGGGCGATGGTGAGCTTTCTATTGGCTCCCCTGACTTTCTACCATTGCCAGACATTACTGAGGGAAGATTGTCGCAGCTATTAGAGTCATGGCTGATTTTAGAAGGTGTGACATATCCACTAATCCCTATAAGTGTGTCAGAATTTAATGAATCGTGGAAATATAACCCACTTGAAGGTCTGCCGCGATATGTTGTTATTAGGCAGGAAACAGACATCTCTTATTTGCGGGTTTTTCCTGCTCCTTCTCAAGAATTCAAATTGTTTATCCGTGCCAAATTTGAAGTGTCAGAGTTTAATTTTAACGACACAATGGACACCTTGCCAAAGTATTATAAGCGGTTTTTAAAGCTAGCTTTGTCTAGCGACCTTGCTGATTACAAAGGGCGCTCGGAAGCATGGACACCTAAGCTTGAGCAGCGATTAAAAGAGGCTCGAAGCGAGATGATCGCAGCAAGCCCCATAAATTTAAGTGTTGTTTCTGACGACACAAACACGACGCCGGCAGCTAAATGGCGTGTGATTAGCGGAGTTTAAAGATGCCAGTTGAGCAATTGCCCATTGTTACGTCGTATGACACGCAAAGATTTAAACAGTTTTCTCCAGAAGATTGCGCTAATTTTTATCAGGTTGCCAGTGATTCTGGCAAGCGAAAAGTTAGCATGTATCCTGCCATGGGTAGACAGCATGTAAGAGTCAGTAATTTAAATAAGCTAATGTTTTCTAATGAGCCACGGGCAATATTTAAAAGTATTGATTTTGCTTATACGGTTATTGGCTCTGTTATTTACCAAGTTGATAGCAACTTTAATACTAGAGCTTTAACGAATACAGATTTTAACCGCTCTACTGGCGAGATTTACTCAAGCTTTTTGGTATTTGCTGATAAAGTTTTTATTATGATTGTCGATAATGCTGCTGGTGCTATGTTTGTTATTGATGAGCAGGTGGGGAACTTGGTTAAGATTACAGATCCAAATGCACCACAAGCCCCTAAATTTGTCGCAGCATTTGGCAATAGATTTGTAGTGTCAAATGATAATAGCGGGCAATGGTTCTTGTCACGAATAAATCTCGATGGCGATTCGTTTAATCCAAACACATGTTTTACATTTTCCGGATCGGCATTATTTAACTTTGCGTCGGGCAAAGTACGCCAGATAACCACTTTACATAACCAGTTATACATATTCACGGATTTCGGGTGCGATATATGGATGAATATACCAAGTGTTTTTGACACTGGCGCAGCACAAACTACTTTCCCATTTAAATTAAACACTAGTTATAACTTTGATTATGGTATGGCAGATCCATTATCCCTTGATGTAGATTTTGGACGCATGACCTGGCTTGGCAAGAACCGCAATGGCTTGGTTGCTTTTATGACCTCTGATGGCGGCGCACCGAAGCTAATATCTACACAGGCAATTAATACTTTAATTCAAAGCACTGCAAATAACAGGGAAGGCTTAAGCCCGTTTTTGTCGATGAAAACAAATGGGTTTATGTATCAGTACGAAAATACTATTTTTTACCGAGTATCTGCCGGCAATTTTCTGGACTATGGCGAGTTAGATTTGACAGACTCTGCAAATAGCCTGGAGTTTAATTTTAATACTGGCACATGGCATCGATGCATTGAGGTTAACGGCGAGCGCTCACGTATTAAAAAACATACATTTTTTAATAACAAGCATTTAGTAACAGTAAGTGGGGAGGGAACTATTTATGAAATGTCAGGAGACATATACGACAACGAATTGCGAAACAAAGAGCAGAGCGACCCGCAAGCCACGGACGCTTTCATTGCTTATCCAATGCGTTATGAAGCGGTTACGCAAATTTATTCGCAGGCTGATTATTCGGAGTTCATTACTGATTATATCGAGATAGATTTTGTCTTTGGCGAATCATCAAGAAGAAGTAAGGCACCATTTGCTAATGCTGAATTTATTATTGACGAAGTTCCCGAGCCTGAGGGCGATGTTTACGTGGTTACGGAAGGCGGCGAGTTTGTTATCACTGAGGATTCTAACACTCCAACCTTGGGTTCAGGTCATTATAATATACTTTTTAAGCCACATATTGAGCTTTATTGGAGTGATGACGGGGGTGTTACGTTTAATAGCGCTGACATTAGGGAGTTTAGTCAACTTGGTATTTATAGTTGGCGTATGAGATGGTATCAACTTGGACCTAGTCGCAATCGTTGCTATAAATTAGTATGCGTTAGCCCCACTCCTATTGTTATTTTGGGTGGCGTACAATCTGTTAGACGTGCATCTGGAGGAGCAAATTAATGGCTGTGAACTTAGAAAGAATTAACAACGTTCCGATTTACAAAGATAGTATTTTAGATCCAGATCTGGAAAGATGGTTATTAACCATGGTTGATTCTTTAAATACTGCAATACAACAAGCAGAAACAGAATTAAACGACTTAGACGCACGTGTAACTGCGCTTGGAGGATAAAAGAATGAGTATGTTAAGCAATTGGCTACACCCTGGTAAAGCTTACCAAAATGCTGCTGGCACTGTTCGGCAAGGATACGATCAGGCACAACAAGTACAGCAACCATTTATGCAGCCTGGCTCCGATGCGGGCGGCATGATGTCTGAGCAAATGCGCAAACTAATGAACCCCCAAGACTTACAAGCCGAGTGGATGAAAAGCTATGAAACCTCACCTATGGCGCAACAAGATATAGCCCAAGCCACTGAGCAAGGGATGGGAGCTGCCAGCTCAATGGGTTTGATGGGGTCAACTCCTGCAATGCAAGGAATTCAATCGGGCGCACATAACATAATGAATCGAGACAGGTCGCAATATCTTGATGACTTAATGAAAAAATACATGACAGGGCTAGGAATAGGGAAGGACTTATTTAGCACAGGGGCGCAAACAGCCGGACAGATGGGGCAGCAAGATATCCAGGGGGCGCAAGACATGGCCAGACTTGGGATAGCTGGCAATCAAGCTGAAAGCCAAAGGTTCGGTGATATTGCATCAACTGTAGGCAAACTTGGTCTTAACTATTTAACTGGCGGGATGGGCACTGGCGCAATGGGCCGCGGAATGTGGGGATCATAATGGCACTTAATATACCTTTATACAGACCAGGCGAAGCAGGGGCTATATCGCCTCAGCTTGACCCCCTGCTTACTCAGCTAATGGGGCAGAGGTTTAAACCGCAAGAGTTAGAGCTCCAAAAGCAGCAAATGGCACAAAATGCAGCGCACCAAAGGATGCAAGAGCAGTTGTGGGGCGCGCAAGGGCAAAAAGCCGCGCAAGATGCTGCCTGGACACGAATGCTTTTAGGTGGCGCCCCAGAACCTGAAATGGCGCCCCAGCAGCAATCTGGAATGCCTATGCAAATGCCTGCTAAGCAGCCTGGCGCCCAGTCCGTTAGCCCTGAGCCACAACAGCCTTACTATGGCGCACTAAGAGAAATGTTCCAAGGTCGTGGCATGTTTGCATCACCTGAGCAACCGTCTGAGCAACCACAAATACAGCCACAGCCGGAACGTGAACCCGTAACACCATCTTCACAAATGCAAGGTGTGGAAGTGCTGCAAGAAGGAAACCCAAGAACAGCGAATTTAAATCAATATGCAGGTATAAAAGGAGTTCCCAAAAAAGAAGTCACCGTAGATAGTGATGGCAATATGATAACTACATACCCTAATGGGATGATTACAAAGCAACATATTTCGCCTAGCTCATCGGAGAAAAAGCTGTCTGAGGGTATAGCTGGTGCTGATGCTGACGTTTACAAGGAAATGCAGAAACAAGCTATTGGTTCTATGGGGCCTCAAAAAACCTTGAAGTCATTAAGGGATGTCTACTCTAGCCCTGTATGGAAGAATATGGTTGAAAATGACCTATCCAATTATGGGACAACAGGCAGACGTCTGAATATTGCTTATTACAAAAACAAAGGCACTGACAAGCAAAAAGATTTAATAGGCAGGGTTGAGTCATTATCCGGGAAAATGATTACTGACATGGCGCAAGTATTTAAAGGCCCATTCAGGATAACCGAGCAGACTTTACTGGAGACTATCAAGCCTCAACCTTCGGACACTTTCCCTGCTGCTACTGCTAAACTTGATGAGTTGCAAAAAATGGCTGATTTAGAATCAGCGGTTTCTAAACGTACCGCGCAATTAATGGCAAAGGAGAAAATGAGCGCTTTGGATGCTTTTGAGCGCGCCAAAGATGAGTATAATGCTGATGAGTATGCCGAGGTATTAAAGCAAAAATATGCGCAGCCAGAAGAAGAAAGCATGCAACAGGAACGACAGCAAGCTGCTCAACAGCCTTTTGACTTTTCGCAATACGAGGTGGCGCGATGACTACTGTTACAATTGTAGATCCGCAAGGAACAAAAAGAAAAATCCCTATGGATGTTGCCTCCCAAGCCCTACAGGCAGGCGGTAAATTTGCAAGCGATGCTGATAAGTCTCGCGCTATGGCTTACCAAGATGTATCGCAACGATTTAGCGGGATGCCTGAGTGGCTTAAAACCGGTCTACTAGGTACGGCAGAAAGCCTGCAAGATAAGCCAGCTATGCGGGGGGCTGTAGACACTGGTGGGGAAATAGCTGGTGGTGTTGAAGATATAGCCCAAGATATAGGCCGATCTGTTGCGACTGCCCCAGGCGCCGCTGTAGAAACAGCTCGAGGCATCCCGCAGCATCTTAGAAATTTAGGACAGTATTATTCCGAGCATGGTGCTATGGCAGGGGCTGGACAAGCTGCTCTTGGCGGTGGCGAATTAGTCTCAAAACTTTTAAGCGCTCCTCATGTTGGCGCAAGGTATGCAAGCTCTAAATTTGCCCCTGATTCAGCGGTCGCTCAAGGACTTGCTAAAACCCCCACCCCTTATGAGTTTATGATGCAAGGTGAAGAAGCTGCGGGTTTGGCTCCAACTGCTGTTGGTGAAAGTGAAGCGCGCGGGGTTGGTGAGTTAGCCCTGGGTGGTGCTGGGTTAAGGGGGTTGACTGGTATGGGCTCACGCGTCGGGGCTGTTGGTACTGCTGCCGCAGGTGGAGGAGGAGATCCTATTCACGCTGCTATGGGCGCTCTTTTTGGTGAGAAAGCAGGGGGTGCATTAGCACGTCAGCCGCAAAGATTTTCTGAGTGGCGGGAATTGTCAAAATTAGATCCGGAAGCTTTGCAAGCCGACGTGAAGGCTCAGACAAAGTCTGTTGATCTCTTGCAAAAGCATCAAGGACTTAAAGCTGAACTGGAGCAGATACCAGACCCAACAACTAAATTACCTGATTTATCTTTTGAAACTTCGCACGCTAAACTTCAAGATCTTAGCCAGCAAAGCACCGATAATTTAGCAAAAGCACATTTCGAGCAAGCTAATAATTTAGGAGCGGGGCAAGATTTCGAGACACAAGCAGCCCCGTTGGTTATAAAGGGAGTTGAAGACATTAAAGGGCAAATATCACCACGATACAAAGCTATTAATGAGGCTTCAAAAGATATCATTATCGATGTCCCCAACAAGCCTAGGGCGCAAGAGATCCAAACGAATATGGACCGAATGATCAAACAGGGAGTTATAGCCCCAATGAATGATTCGATCTATGATTCAATATTAGGCCAACTTGAAGAACAATGGCCAGGTTCAGACGTAGAGTCAATCCCTGCTCCACAATACATTAATACCTATAAGTCCACCCGCGACCTGGCAAGAATAGCTAGGCAAAGATCTCGCCAAGAAGGAATTGACCAAACAACTAGGCAGCAGTGGCAAGAAAAAGCCAATAAACTAGAGCCAGTAGTAAAAGAGCAAAAACAAATACTGCAAGAAGAATTGCCAGGCAATCTTTTTGATGATCTATTAGAAACAGACAAACTTTGGGCCGAAAACGTTATCCCGTTCTACCGGAGCAAAATATATCAAGACTCAAGAAATAACGGGTTAGCACCTAAAAACATGATCGATCAAACTGCTGGGGAAGCACCGCACCGCCGCATAATGCAGAACTTAATAAAAAACAATCCAGAACTAAACAGACTTGCTATAGCTCAAAAATATGCAGAAAAACCTCACGAAATAATAAACCCCGATGAAAGACATGCCCCATATATTGAAGCTCACCCTAAAACAAAAAGATTACAAGAGGTGCAGCAAAGATACCATGGATCAACCCAAAAGGCTCAGGAGCAACTTGAAAACCTACAGTCAAAAAGAATAGAGCGAGAAAAGCAGCAAGAGGGAGTGAGCCAGAAGACCAAACAACAAATAGCACAAAGACAAGCATTAACAAAAAAAATAGAAAGCATTAAAAGCGATATTGAAGGCCTAAATAAAGAAATCGGAACACTGGATCAAGAAATTGCAAAAAAAGGGCTTTCTGAGGAACGACTAAAAAGAAAGCAAAAGCTCGAGCAAAGACGTGGGAGACTTAAATCCGAAGCGTGGAGCTCCATTAAAACTGCATCTACCTACGCCATTGGGGGCAAACTAATAACAAGTGCTTTGCGTGCGCTATTTGGCTAACGCTTATCGTCATATTCAGAAGCTTTATAACCAGAATAAACAGCAACAACAAATAAAAACAAGCACATTAACATAATATAAACTCTCTAAAATATAACAACTACTTGAAATATACCAAATAGTTGTATCGCTTGCAAGAGCAATAGGATAACATAGCAAAACCTGAGTATAGGGGTTACAATAAGACAAGACTAAGACAAGGGATTTAACATGGCAAAGGTTCGTGGGTTTAACCCGATATGGGCTAATTTTAATTTAGATGGCTTGATATTTGATGACACGTATTATTTGTACGTGCTAAGCAATCAATTCCCTTATTTGCCATCTGATGAAGTTTTTCTGGATATTAATGGAGCCACACAAGCTCCAACTCCTATACAGTATCTAGCTAACGGGACATTGCCTGTTAAGTTGTTTTTCACGGCTGGCACAGTATTTCGCCTTGAGTTTAGGAAAAACGATGGCACAGCCCCCCCATCTCAAAGTGACGCTTTGATTTATGTGGTAGAGAATTATACTCCTGGCGAGTCTTCATCTGGACCTATCCCGGGGTTTAGCCTAAACAGTGATAATCAGATAAGCAACCCACAGTTTCCTGAGGTTTCATTTAGCTCACCCCATACTTTTAAAGGAATTACTAACACCGCAATTGAAATAGCTCCTTCATGGCAAATTGTTGTAGGCGGCACGGGCAACCTTATTGTTACAAGGCAATCGTTGACATCTTCTGATGAGGTTCCAACTAACGCACCATATGGGCTTATTATTCAGACTTTAGGCTTTGATTCTGCTTATTTGCGTCAGCGTTTTGACGAAAATGGAACTATTTGGTCACAAGCTGCCGTATCTACCAGCATTACTGCACGCACTGCTGACTCGATTCCGTATAAGATTAGGGTATCATTGCAAAATAACGCACCATCTGCGCAATCTGTAACTATAGATTCTTATACTTTGACTACTGCATGGCAAGAATTTGTTGGCGCGGCTACTGTTCCTGAGTCAAATAATACGACTAATCCGAGCACTGCTCATACAGAATTAAGAATTTCTTTGCCGCGTTCTGGCTCTGTTGCGTTAACTAGCATACAGCTTGTTAGCCAAGATACTCCGGTTGACTTGCCGTTTGAGCAGGAAACTGTGGCGCGACAAAAAGATCACTTATTCCATTATTACCAAAACTCTATATTACTTGAGCCAAAATCCAGCTTGTTAACTGGTGCAAATTGGTCTTTAAATCCATGGCAGTTTAGAGCTCCCGCGATAGCCACTCTTGAAGATAGAACTGCATACACCGCCGACCAGACTATTATCCACCAGCAAACAGCCGGCAGTCAGGTAGCGATTGGTCGCGGCCCGGAAAGTAAGAACCGGCCACTTGAAATACGCGCTGTAACGGCCAACAACCGTTTTGCGGTAATTGAGTACATTGACGCTACCACAGCGCGTCCTTACTGGGGCAGCAAGTTGTCAGCTTTACTCAAGGCTAGAATAGCAACTACACATGGTACCAGCGTTAAAGTTAAAGCTCGCTTAATTTATAGGGCTACACTACCCGCTACTTTAGGAGAAAATGAGCCAATTCTTGCTTGGTCTGTCAGTGGCGACCCATCTTTTTCAGACGGCTGGACTGCTATTACGCCTAAAAACGATCCGGCGTATACCTTAACGTCCACCATGGCAAATATGCCTTTTGAAGGCATGCAGCTACCCGCGTCAACATCGGCAGCCATGACCTTGGGTATTGTTCTATATACTGTAGACAATATGGTGCAGACTGGCACCGCTGATTCTGTTCAAATGGAGCGCTGCTCACTTGTCCCTAATGAATTTGCAACAGATTCCAACGTGCTTACATTTGATGATAATTTTAGCCGCTGCCAGTTTTATTACGAAAAAAGCTACCCTGTGACTTCCATCCCGGGAGTTGACAATACAGCAAATGGGATATTGTTATTTACCCAGCCTGTGCAGCATAGTAGCGGCACTTTTTCTAAGAACACAGGCTATCGATTCCAGTTCCAGATTAACTATGAACAGGTAAAACGTAGTGTTCCTACTCTTGTCATTAGATCCCCAAGCGATGTAACAGCTAACTTATTGCAATTTGCCATTAGAACCGGCACTACTACGCCAACGCCAACAAGTGGTGGCAACCCTCGTAATATTGGCGCTGTATTATCGCCAGGATGGACTATTGCTTATAGCGATCAAGACAGAGTTGTATTGCAGGCTAATAACGTAAGCCAGGTAATGGAAATAATAACAAGTAGTCCAGCAGCACAACAAGAAATACAACTACATTATACTGCCGATGCACGGCTTGCCCGATAGGAGAGAAATATGCCAGCTATACGTTATTCAAGCAGTTTTGACGAAACAATCCCATTCAGCGATGAATGCTTGCAAATGAATCTAGCAGCAGACACTGCGCAAACATACACAGTCCCGGGGACTGGAAAAAATAAATATACAGCCTTATTTTCATACAATGATAACGCTAATATTTTCGTTAGTCTTGATGGAGTCGCCGTTTCTCCTGCTAGCGACGTGCAAACAACCACCAAAAGGCTGGAGTTTAAACCTGATAAACGCTACGTAAGTGGTGGTGATGTTTTGTCATTCATAACCCCCGATACCAATGCTTACGTGGGAGTTTCGCTGCGAACTATACCAAGCTAAGGAATATTTATGGTGCTGACTAAAAAGTTTTCTGAATTTAACAACGGCAATAACCTAGAGAATGATGATACTACTGTCGGGCTGCGTGGTGGGGTCAATACAAAATTTGATAACCCGTGGGTGTTTTTAGCCCCAGGCACAACCGCCGAAAGACCCGCGCCATCTGATGCCATTGCGTACCGCTTACGTTTCAATGAAGACTTAAGCGCCTATGAGTTTTATGACAACTTAAATGCAGAGTGGGTGCAGCTTGAAAATACCTCTGACTTAAATGACTTGATCGCACGGCTTGCAGCGCACACGGCTGGCGATGGCGCGTCGATGATTGGCCTGCAAGACTTAGGCGCCGTGGTAGACAAAACAGTACAAAATTTAGCAGAAGCTGTGTTTGTAACTAGTGGTGACGAGTCAACAGTGCTTGCTAATAGCGTACAACTTAGCTCGCTTGCTCTATTGCTGGCTGGTGGGACTATGGCTGGCGCTATAGATATGGATAGCAACGCAATAAATAACTTGCCTGCTCCTGTTCTGCCTGGCGATGCTACAAACAAAGCCTACGTTGATGGGCTTGGCACAGGAACTGTAACCGCAGGCCTTGAAAATGAACTTGCATTTTATCCTGCTGATGGTGACACTGTAGAAGGTCTTGCAACTGGTAATAGCGCAACATTAGTAACCAGCTCTACTGGCGTACCGTCTTATACTGCGTCTATGCAAGACGGTGAGTTACTCATTGGTGTAACTGGTGGAACTCCAGTACCTGCAACACTAACAGCAGGGTTGGGAATATCTATCGCTCAAAGCGCAGGTGGTGTGACTATATCCGGCACAGGCTCAGGCATTGGCTGGACAGAAGTTACAAGCACAACAAAAGCAATGGTGTCTGATAATGGCTATATTGCTAATAACT